ATTTCGTAGCGTATCGAAATGGAGCTTTGGAAAATATGGGAGCTTCACAAATATGGGTTACTCTGTTGGGAATTATGTATTGTTACCAGAGGAAAAATAACTCTAAGACTTGGAATCCTGAATTCTTTTTAAAAACTTGGGTGGAGCAAAGAAAAGAAGGGGTTAAAGATATAGATGTACAACAACCAATTCAGTCTTTACCTGAAGGAGCATCGTTACCAGCTTTTATAGAGGTTAGAGAGATGCCCATTCCCATTTGGAGACCGGCTACTGTGGAAACCATTCGAGTTAGGATAGATTACAAGGAATGTTCATGGGAAGAAGCTAAGATTTTCCTGCGCCATTATAGCGATACGTTGTATCGCGAGAGAGAACGTAATTTTATATATCCTATCGTAAGTCCATCAAATTTGATGGTGCGACCTTCTAAAGCTCCCATAAATTTGTTGAATGCTTTAGAACAGCGAGTTATGGCTGATCCCTTCCGTATAGCCAAGATTAAAGATCGAGAGGAGTTCTTAGAACATTTGGATAAAGTGTGGATGTCCTTGACGGTTTACCGATTGGATTGGTTCAAAAATAACACCACTCTCAAACATTTTAGTTTGCTTAATGCGGTTTTTAAGATGCCTAATAAGAAGAAAGCTAGGTTATTAGCTGCGTATCAAAAGATGTTACAAGGTCATAATGTTTTTAGAAACGTTAAGTCGGTGTCTGTGAAACATGATGAATTGATAGCTATAAAAGATGGTTTTTTTTAAACCTCGAGCTATAACACAATTCTCTCCTGAGTATTTGGTTGAACAGACACAATTAGCCCACAGTGTCTGTGAGTATGCTCATATCCTCTATAACGAAGATACATTACATTATTTAACCACTGATCTTGGTTTGAAAGTTCCTGTCTCTTTCATTTTTTGCTCAGGTTATACCGGCACCAAGTTAAATCGAGTTATGGACATTGTCATTGAAAATACAACAACAGTATTTTTTCTAGTGATGGGAGACGATACTTGGGTCTCATGGGGACTCTTAAATAAATTTTATGGCGATTATAGTGAAGAAGATTTCTCTTGGTATGATCAATCCCAAGGTGTGGCAGCAAATAGAAGCGAGACTTATAAATTTCGCGCGATGGGACTGCCAGAAGACTTCATTAGAGCTAAAGAGGAAGCTTTTTCAGCACGCTTTCGAGTCCGCGTACAATATAAGGAGCATTTGGTGTTGATTGACTTTGATGGTGAGACTCAAATGGCTACTGGACACAATCTTACGACTTTTTGCAATTCTGATCATGGTATAGATGCGGGAAGTTATTATATTAAAAATGCTGGCTCTGGAAGAAGTATACCTGAATTAGCTTCTGATTTGGGATTGAAAGTAAAACATTTTCCACGTAAGAGGTACAATGAAGCTACTTTTTTAAAAGGATGGTGGATGGAAACCCTAGATGGTAGGCCTTTTTGGTTACCCTTGCCAAGTATGGTTTTAAAATTGGGGAAGACTCTTGAAAATCCCTTAAATATTTACAAGGGTGATAGTTATTATGTGGCTTATAGAAAGTGTTTGTATTCTTTGGCGAAATCACCTGGGCCAGTACCGTTAACTTACCCCATTCTTGGTAGTTTCTTGAAAATGATGTTTCGATTTGGTATTGAAAACGACGTTAAGTTGACTTCCAAGTATTATCAAATCGTAGTTGAAAATAGGGATGTGGATTTAAACTTAGATTTAGCATATTCGGTTATCCATGATAGATATGGTATAACAATCGATATGATTAAAGATTTTGAGGAACTTTGTGAAACTATCAAATCCATCCCAGTTGTGCTCAAGTCTCCAGTTTTCTGCCTCCTGGCAGCAGACTACGA